ACGCCCCGGTCAATTTAAATCAAAAATGATCGATGAGCCCAGGTACAGAGTACAACGGCATCGGTCTAGCCATCTTGATATCAAAAAACGCATCAAGCAAAAACTGCTGACCATTAGCGGCTGCACCTACCGCGACAACGCGCTCAACTGGAGGGGTATCCTCAATAAACTCACTATTAAGCGTAGGCAAATCACCAAAATTCTGCGCCAAATGCCAAGCATCCAATGTTCCGGCTGCCGTAGACCTAAAGAGGCCAGTAATCTGGCTCGGCTTATAGCGATACTCAGCCCAACGCTCTTGGTATCCAAATACCTCATCATCCTCAGCAGTACCCTGAACATAAATTTCCTTATTAAGAACCGCTTGCTCACCAAGCGTAGCAAAAGCAGGAAAATAAAAATCATAACGAGTCTGACGACTCCACATCTTATGCAAACCCTGCTGATACGTCAGATCTGCTCTCACGGCCGCAAGGCCAAGAATCACACCATGTTCAGTACTAGAGTACGTAAAACCATGGCCCTGTGCGAGAGCTGTACCCATTGCTGCAAGGTTACCTTGTGGAGTAGTGTTCTCAGCCAAACCCGTTGCACTGGTTTGCGCAATAGGATTAATAATAACGGGAGTTGAACCACCACCAAGATATTCAGGACGCTGCAAACGAGCATCTGGACTAACAACGCCAAAGTGTGCACGAATAATTTCAGTATAACGAGTACCACCTCGAGCATCCCTCTCTAGTAGCTTCTGAATCTGAAAACTCTGACGCAACTGGTTAATTGTCGCAGCTGTAGCCGCCGACAAATCAGCAAACAAACCAGACTCACCAGATTGCACAATACCAACATTCTTATTCTGAACACCAGAACCAGAAGGAGTACCACCAACAGCTGCATTATAAGAACCACTATTCAACGACATACGATAATCTGCAGCCATACCGGCACCAAAACTACCAGTACCATCGGTAAAACCAAGAGCTTTACCGTTACCAAAAACAGGAGCTGACGTACCTAACGGTAAGCTAACAGCATCACCCTTCTGGGGCCAAGGAAGAGCACTTGTGAAGTAATCATGACGTTTACCACGTCTACGCAAAACATAATCAGCGGGATCATCAGGACCATCTCCTAAATCAACTACTGCACTGTCTTGAAGGTTCTGATCACGAAACCATTCATTCCAGATGAGGTTGTAAGCACGTGGCCAAAAACTACAATGCTCAACAGTAGCGGCACCGCCAATCTGCCCAGCAGTTGGCAAACCCATATAGTCTTGCAAAGAACCCACAGCATAACCACCAGCAGGACTGGTAGTAGTAGGTACAACATAATCAATGGAAGAATCAGGGTCAGGCGTACGCTCACCCATAAACTTCTGCCAATTTTCCCAAATAAGCCTATTAGGTACAAAGAAAAAGAAAGTATCAAGATACATGTTGTCCATAATTGGAAACAACGGCGTAGCCAATCGAGCAAACGCAGTCATCTTGAAATTAAAAGTATCGCCTGGAAGCACTTCATCACAATACACAGGCACTAGATAACCAGAATCAAACGTAGTCTTATACGCTTTCTGACTATCAAACCGACTGCGGGGAATATCCGCACGCGGAATCATAGCGAACTGGTGAACATTTACTGACTGATTACGATGCATATCGATCCTCCAAATTCCGAGGGCCCTTCATCTCTGAAGAGCCCCCGGCCTATTTAACTACGTACCTTCAGTTGCTTGCCCATTGCAAGAACCTTCGGATCCTCATACAAATCAAACCGACCATTCGAATCATCAAATGAGCCGAGCTCATACAAATCAAAATCATCAGGATGTTGATACACCTGATTGTCTTCTGCAGGCCGATTGACTTCGTCCTGAAAAGACCGAACGGCGACACCAACAGCTGGCAAAAAAAACGGACGGCCAAAAGCTTCGGCAGCCCGATCTTTAATAGAACAAACAATCATCTTCATACTTACTCCTCACGTAAGTGTACGTTTCAACGATTGAAGGCGCGCTTTCGCGACCTTCTCCTTAACTGCAAGCCTTTCGTCTGAATCAACTTCACGCTCACAACGCCTTTTATACCTATCAAGTTCAATCATGTCAAACTCAACTGGATATTCCTTCGCAAACTTTCGATCATAGTAGCGAGGAGGCTTAACTTGCTTACCATTCACAACCACATAGTCATGTGGATACACATCGTCCTTCCACTGCTCATACCACTGAGCTGCAATACCTGGCTTCAAAGACATCTTATTAAACTCCGGTCTTCTCAAACTAACCTCACCGGTAACCGGATGTACAAACTCATAATGATCATCTGCATTCTTACCTGTTTGCTTCTTCATAATATAACGAGCAACATAAGCAGCTGACTGAAAAGTAACATCTCCTACAGAACTATACCCAAAAGACATCTCCGTCTTTGGATCAGTCCATAACTCCTCAAGAACCTGGCTCCGATATATAACAGACCCAGAAGACGTCTTCTGCCAAAACGTCTTATCCTCAAAATCAAAATTAAACAAACATGCATGAAAATGCGGACGTCCAAAATTCTCACCGTACTCGCCCGCCATGTAAAACCTGATCGGCCGCTTACCTTGAGAATCTTCTTCGTAACCGCTAAAGCGTTTCCGTAGCCGCTTCATGAACTTTTGAAAATGGTCGTAATGCAACGACTTATCTTCCGGCACCCAATCATCATTGTAGGTCAATGTGATAAAGCAGTTCTTCTGCCACAGACTTGCTTCATGCATGCACCTAACAGCCCACTGGCGAGAACGCTCCAGCCGACAACCTACGCACTGCCCACATGGCAGCGTGAGTAAGCGTACGATGTCAAACCGGGCGTTCTCATAAAAAACCACATCACCAGCAGCCGTCTTATACGCCTGCAAGGGGTGGTAACAAGGCATGTTACATCCGCCATCCACCACGCATAGGATTAGAACGAAGATTAGGCATCTTCGTACGCTTCACATTGCGCTTAAACATCTTAGACGACTTATATTTAGAAACAGACTTGCGATTTACCGGTCTCATAGATCTCTCCTAGTTGGTGTCACCTGGCACAGTTACATCAAGTAGATCACTGTGCCACGGAGGGTTCACCACCCTCCGAAACGCTAGATTCGGCCGCTTGCACGGCCTTCTGGGGCTCGATAAGCCCCATCTCTACTAGCTCCTCCCGATTGCGCTCGTCCGCGCAAAAATCAACAAACGCACCAGCGTCGTTACCAAACCGCTTCCGCACAGCTGACGGAAGCGAATCAAACGCCATCCTGGCGTCTATCACAGCATTCATGGCGCTGTGATAATCAGTTATGCCGGAAAAATCCCCGTATTCTGGAATACGGGCACCCGCCGGCAAACCTGCAACACCAAACTTCTTAAGCATGTAATTAATATCGCACTCTTGTTTAAAATTCTGCTGAGTGCGAGTTCCATCAGTACAATAAAGCGCGGACTGCTCCGACGCTTCATTCGTATCATAGTTATAAGGATTACGAACAAACGTATTCATTTTCACCATCCCATTCGTTTGAGAATCTTACGTCCAATTGAAAGACCAGCTTTACCTTTACCACCAAACCACTGAAAAGCAGTATCCAGAACACCTTTAACAGCACTGCCAACAGGCCCAGCCTGTTCAGTAATACGACGAATATTCTTCGTCAACTCCTCAGCTGAAACCTGATTCTGTTCCAGCTTCGCATGAGACCACCAATAATTAGTCTGAGCAGATAACAACTCATTCTGCTTTTGCAAATTCAACTGTTTAAACCACTCCGTCTTAGTCATAGCAACAGTCTGATCGACCAACGCACGAATCTGCGCTGGCTTCTCCTTCTCTGTCAAAATCTGAGCTAACGACAACTCGGTATCAGCCTTAATCTTGTTATTCATAGCAGCATTATTAGAAATACGAGACAAAGTCTCATCTAACGTAGCCTTAGCCTGCGCCATACCATACTCCTGAGCAATATCCGAATCAATATCAGTCCTACGCGCCTGCGCAGCAGAAGCTACACCAGAAGCAACACGACCAAAAGACTCAGAAGCCTGGGCAGCCGGATTAACATACACCGGCATAGCACCAGAAGGGGTGGAAGCACCACCGCCTTTCATAGCAGCCAACATAGGATTAAGACCAGCAGCTCGCATATCAGCAACCTGACGCTGATATGCCGTATTACTCATCTCACGCTGAAACTCCATCTGCTCCCGAGCAGCCTGCTCAGAAGACGCATTCTGCTGCTGACCACCAAAAAAAGAACCTAAAGCACTAACAGCAGAACCAACAACCTGAGGTGAAGAAAAAACCTCCCACATATAAGCTCCTTGTTCCGAGACGCCTGGCTCCGCCAGACGCCCCGGTCAATTTAAATCAAAAATGATCGATGAGCCCAGGTACAGAGTACAACGGCATCGGTCTAGCCATCTTGATATCAAAAAACGCATCAAGCAAAAACTGCTGACCATTAGCGGCTGCACC